CACTCGGAGGCCGGGGCGGTCCCTTCAGATGCGGACGCGGCTTCGGATACGGAAGACACAGACACCGATGTAAGCGATGACGACTCGTCTTCGACTGATCCCGAAGCCGCTTCCCTTGACTCCCCCGCCAGCCGCCCTGCGCCGAAGTCGTGGACCAAAGACCGGCACGAAATGTGGGCCAAGTTGCCCCCGGAAGCGCAGGACTACTACGAGTTCCGCGAAAAGCAGTTCCTTGACGGCCTAGAGCAGTACAAGGGCGAAGCGTCCTACGGCAAGGCCATGAAGGACGTACTTAGCCCGTACAAGCCGATCCTGGCCGCGCAGGGCATTGACGAGGCGCAGGCCGTCCAATACCTGATGAACGCGCACTACAAGCTGACTCAGGGAACGACTGAGCAGCGCATGGCCGCGTACCACAAGTTAGGACAGGACTTGCGCCTGACCGGAGAGGCACCCGCCGCGAGCGAGGTGGCCCCCGAAATTAGACAGTTGCAAGAGAAACTGTCAGGTATAGAATCCAGCTTGACAGCCCGCCAGCAGGCCGAAGCTAACGCGGCTCGTGAACGTGCTGCCAAGGAAGTGAGCGACTTTGCGTCGGACAAGGCGAATCCGTACTTTGATGAAGTGGCAGACGACATCGTAGCCATGATTCAGACGGGGCACTCGCTCAAGGACGCATACGAAAAGGCTGTATGGGCTAATCCTGTCACACGCCAGAAAGAGATTGCACGGATTCAGACAGAAGCCGCTGCAAAGCTCAAAGTGGCGGCAAGTAAGGAAGCCGAAGCAGCGAAGCGGGCATCGTCCGCTAACGTGAGAGGGAGAGAAACCCGCCGCGCTCCGACAGAGCCGAAAGGTACGATGGATGAAACCATGCGCGATACGCTGGAGAAAATCCGCAACCGCGCCCATTAACCCGAGGACTGTCACATGGCATCGCCCAACTCGACTTTCACGGAACTGGTATCCACCACGTTCCGCAAGCACCGCAAAGAGATTGCGGACAACCTTTCCACGCGCAACGCCCTTCTCAAGTACATGATGAAGCGCGGCAACAAGCGCACTGAAGACGGTGGCCTGTCCATCGTCACCCCGCTCGACTACGCCGCGAACGGAACCTACCAGCGGTACAGCGATTGGGACTTGCTGAACGTCGGCGCGTCGGACGTGATTTCGGCGGCTGAGTACACGTGGTGCCAGATTGCCATGAACGTCGTGTCGAGCGGCCGTGAACTGCGCATCAACAGCGGCGACTCGCGCATCATCAATCTGGCGAAGGCCAAGATCAAGAACGCGATCCGCACGTTCAACAACAGCTTCTGCTCCGACCTGTACTCGGCGGGTTCGCTGACCAACCAGATCGGCGGTCTTCAGAAGATCATCGCTGACACCAACACCAACACCGTTGGCGGCATCGACGCTTCCACGACTCCCAATGCGTTCTGGCGCAACAACGTCACGTCCGCTTCCACGCTGTCTGTCACCCCGAGTGCGACGACCATCGAAAACGGTCTGATGCTCCCGTGCTGGCTGGCGCTGGACCGTGGCCCGGACGATCAGCCGGACCTCATCGTGGCCGATACCACCTACTACTCGTACTTTGAGGCGAGTCAGGTGTCCATGAAGCGGTACAACGACTCCTCCAGCGCCGACGCTGGCTTCGTCACCCTCAAGTACAAGAACGCAGACGTGCTGTTCGACGGCAACAGCGGCATCCCGTCAGCGCATATGTACTTCATCAACACGAACTACCTTGAACTGGTGGTCCATGCCGATGCGGACCTGGCGATCATGGACGAAATGCGTCCGGTCAATCAGGACGGTGCGGTGGTCCCGATCCTGTGGATGGGCAATCTGGTTTGCTCGAACCGCGCCCAGCAGGGCGTGGTCAAGGCATAAGGGGTATACAACATGGCTTTCGCAATCAACACGCTTCCGGGCGCACAGCCCATCGCAGAAACTTCGACCACGAAGAAGCACTTGCTCGGCACGATTGTCCGGGCGACGGATGCCACTCTGGGCGAAGGCGAGTTCATCTACCTACAGGGCATCGGCAGCACGGTTGTCGGTTCCATCGTCAGCTACGGCGTTGGATTCGTGACGGCGCTGGATACCGCAGCGGCCACCGGGCCGTCGAACCCGCTCGCTATCGCCATGTCGGCCAACGTCGCCAGCCAGTACGGCTGGTACCAGATCAGCGGCTTGGCCGTTGCGACGAAGGCTGATACGGTCAGCTTCGCGGCTGGCGCTGGCTTCACGACCTCGGCTGGCCTCGCGGTGGCAGTGGTCACGGGTCGGTGCGTTCTGGGTGGTGTCGTTCGCGTCGTGGCATCGGCAAAGACTGCCGTTACCACGGTCGCGCTTGCGATCAACCGTCCGCACAATCAGGACTACAAGTAACTGATGGGGATGGCGGCGGGGCAGCAATGTCCCGCCGCTTGACCTTGCTTGACCTTGTTTGACTTGGAGGATAGATGGCGCGGCCTAGTTCAATGACTTTGCAGATGCCGTACCAGAATCCTCATGCGACGAAGCCGCTGTATATGCCGGTACTGGTTGTGTGCAACACGCCAGATGAAGAAATAGAACGAAACATACGGGCGAACTCAGCACGCTCATTTCCGTGGCTTCAGATGCACCCGAAGCACGATCAAGTCGCCATCATGGTTGGTGGTGGACCGTCTCTCGTCAGTCACCTCTATGACATCCTGCGATGGCAGGAACAGGGTGCAGTCATTTTCGCCATGAACGGTGCCTCTCAGTTTCTGCGGAACTACGGCATCGTCGTTGATTATCAGGTGATCGCAGACGCGAAGCCTGAAACAGCCTCACTGGTCGATCCAGGGGCATCCCATCACCTGATAGCCTCTCAGTGCGATCCGGCTACGTTTGATGCGACGGCTCGCACGACGCTGTGGCACCTAACTTCCGAAGAAGACATGGAGCGCATGTTCCCGCCAGAGCGCGTTGCAGCGGGCGGCTATGCGCTCATCGGCGGCGGTGTCACGGTTGGAAATTCCGCGTTATGTGCGGCCTATGCGTTGGGCTATCGGAAGTTTGAAATCTACGGCTACGACAGTTCGCACCGTGGCAATGATTCGCACGCTTACGAACAGCACATGAACAAGTTTCTGCCAACGGTCGATGTCGAGTGGGGAGGGAAAACCTACAAGTCGTCCCTTGCCATGAAGATTCAGGCAGAGCGATTCCAGTTGACCGGCAATGCCCTAATCAGGGAAGGCTGTACGCTGAAGGTTCATGGGGATGGCTTGCTACCTGCCATGTGGAACTCAAAGCCAGAGAACCTGACTGAAAAAGACAAGTACAGGATGATGTACCTGTCGGAATCTTACCGAGAGGAATCACCGGGAGAAAGGCAGGTTCCTACCATCATGGAACTGCTGAAACCCGAAGGCAAGATCATTGATTTCGGCTGTGGCACGGGCCGCGCCGGAATCGAACTTGCCAAGCGTGGACTCAGCCCGTTTCTGATCGACTTTGCAGACACTTGCCGAGACGAGGAAGCGTTGTCACTGCCGTTTCTGGAATGGGACATGACCCATCCGATACCGCAGAGCGCACCGTTCGGAATGTGCTGCGATGTGATGGAACACATCCCGCCCAAAGACGTTTCGTTGGTCATTGAGAACATCATGGCCTCTGCCGAAAATGTGTTTTTCTTGATTTCAACGATCCAAGATAAGTGGGGAGAAATGATCGGATGTGAGTTACATCTGACCGTCAAACCGCACGCATGGTGGAAAGCCATGTTTGACAAGTATCAGGTCACATACGAGCAGGATTTAGGGATCGCATCACTATTCATCGTCAAGAGGTATGCTGCATGAGTGCCGTGGGAGAAATGCGTGAACTGAAGGAACGTCCGGCGCAGATAGAGTTCAGTCGCAGGGCGATTGAAGATACTGTCGCCAGCAAGCGCGAAGGTCGCTACATGACCTACGACGTGGACTACGTGACGGTATTCATCCCGTACTCACGGGACACCAACGTGTTCACGGTCGAGCAGTGGATGCTGAACCTTGAGCAGTACACGCGCGAAGGGCGCATCCCGCAGGACTGGCTCCCCAACTACAAGCGGCTGTACGAGGCGTGGAAGAACGGGCAGGAACTGCCGCCCAACGGCACGCCGATCAAAGGGTGGGGCGTCCTGTCCCCGGCGCAGCAGGAGAACCTGATCCACTACCGCGTGATGACTGTCGAAGACGCGGCAGGCATGAACGAAGACATCATGCGCAAGCTCGGCATGGGCGCGGTGGAAATCAAGAACAAGGCGAAGACGTGGCTCTCGCAACTGGCAGAGCGTGGTCCGGCGACCATGCAGATTGCCGAGTTGCAGCGCGAGAACGAACTGCTGAAGGGCAGCATCGCCAGCCTGGAAGCCAAGATCGACCGCATGGTGAACGCGCAGCACGAGGAAGAACACGAAGCCCGCGTGTCTGTTTCACGTGAAACCATCGAGTCCATCGAAGCGGAAGACATCATGCCTGAACCGGAACCGCCTGCTAAGGTCGTCAAGCGTGCAAAGGACGCGACGATCTAGCGCGAAGTAGGAGTACGCCATGTCGATGCTAACTTTAATTCAGCACCACCTGCGCCGCACCGGCCTGCCCTACACGACCGTCGTGTACGGCTCTACGGACAATCAGGTGCTTCAGGCGATGGCACTGCTGGAAGAAGAAGGCAACGACTTGGCGATGCGCCACGACTGGCAAGCCCTGACGCTGGAAGCGGCGCACACGTCGCTGGCACAGGAAGATCAGGGAGCCATCAGCACCATCGCGGCAAATGGCTTCCGGCACATCAAGAACGAAACCATCTGGGACCGCACCAACAGCCTGCCCATCATCGGTCCCATTGACGACAAGGACTGGCAGTCGATCAAGGGCATGACTTCGACCGGAGCGCGGTATCGCTACCGGGTGCGTGGAGGCAAGTTGCTCATCACACCGACCCCGACAGCGGGCCTGTCCTGGTACTTTGAGTACGTCAGCAAGAACTGGATTCTTGGCGCGGACGGGACCACGTACAAGCAATACTTCACGCTCGACACCGACACGCTGCTGCTGCCGGAAGAACTGCTGCTGGCGGGCCTGAGGTGGCGGTGGGCCAAGGAAAAGGGACTCGACTACGCCGAGTTGTTCCGCACCTACGAAACTCAGGTCAAGGATGCCATCGGTCGGGACGGCGGAAAGCGTCCGGTCTACATGGACCTCAATACGGAACACACGGGACCGGCAGTGTTCGTGCCTGCGGGTAACTGGTCGATCCCATGAGGAAACCGCTGCGGCAGAACAACACTCAGGTACGCACTTGCTCGGTCGCAAGCGTGCCTGCGCCGTTGGGCGGCTGGAACTCGCGTTCTGGCCTTGCCGAGATGAAGCCCAACCAGGCGGTAGCGCTGGAAAACTGGTTCCCAAGCACGGCGTACTGCGAAGGACGCGGCGGGACGAGCGCACACGCAACGGCCATGACGGGCAACGGCAAGACGCTTGCGGTCTACACGCCGATGACCGGCACATCCAAGATGTACTGTTTCACGGCGTCCGGCATGTACGACGTGAGCAGCGCCGGGGCCGTAGCGGCGTCAAAAGCGACCAGTACCAGCGGCAAGTGGCAGTACGTCAACTTCGGTGACGGCACCAACAACTACCTGATTTGCGTCAACGGCACCGACAAGCCGGTGTACCACAACGGCACCACCTTCGTCATGGTGGACGGCACGACCACTCCGGCGCTGACGGGCATCACGACGACAGAGCTTATCCACGTCTTCGTCTTCAAGGGTCGGCTGATCTTCATTCAGAAGGCCACGCTGTCATTCTGGTACTTGGCAGCAGGAGCAGCGGGCGGGGCGTTGACAGAGTTCGACCTTTCGACCGAAGCCGTCAAGGGCGGCTACATCGTTGCAGCGGCGTCATGGACACTGGATGCCGGGACGGGGTTGGACGACTACGCAGTGTTCGTGACCTCGGAAGGCGAAGCCATCGTCTACCAAGGCACCAACCCATCGTCAGCCGCGTCGTGGGCTAAGATCGGCACCTACAACGTCGGCAGGCCGCTCGGGCGTAGGTGCCTGACGCGCTACGGCGGCGACCTTGTGGTGCTGACCGAGAGCGGGGCTTTCCCGCTGTCCAAGGCCATCCTGACGGCGGCGGTCAGCTACGAGAACGCGCTGTCCTACAACATCGAGCCGACCTTCGTGGAGTCGGCCAGGAGTTCGGGGACCATCTTCGGGTGGGAAGCGACGGTCTACCCGGCGCACTCGGCCATGATCGTCAACGTCCCGCAGGCCGAAGACGGCGTGCACACGCAGTACGTGATGAACACCATCACAAAGGCGTGGTGCAAGTTCACCGGATGGGACGCCGAGTGCTTTGCCGTGTTCAACGGCGACCTATACTACGCCGACGGAACGGTCGTCTACAAGGCATGGACAGGCTACAGCGATGCCGGGACCAACATCACCCTGTACGGCAAGCAGGCGTTCAACTACTTCGGGGACAAGGGGCGCACTAAGCACTTCGATATGTTCCAGCCCGTGATGGCGGTCAACGGCTCGTCCTTCTCCTACCTGACCGACATCGACGTGGACTTCCGCGACAACGAGATTACCGGCGTGGCGACGTTCAACGTGGCGAACCGCGCCGTGTGGGATGTGGATGTCTGGGACGAGTGCCTATGGGCCGCAGGGCTGGAAGTCGTCAAGGAGTGGACCTCGCCTGCCGAGAACGTCGGCTACTGTGCGGCGGGCAAGCTGAAGATCACGACCAACACCCTGCAAGTGCAGTGGATGTCGAGTAACTACATGTACCGCACGGGTGGGCCGTTGGGATGATCGTCGTCCAGTCGGAAACGCTGCAACAGGCGTGGACCGACCTTGTTCCTCTGATTTTCGCTTACTGGAAAGAAGCCGAAACGCACCGGCACTACCAAGGGATCGAACTTCGGCGCGACAGGTACGACGAGTACGAAAGAGCAGGAATGCTGCACTGCGTCACGATACGCGACGACGGCAGACTGGTCGGCTACGCGCTTGGGTACGTCAGCATTTCCATGCGCTCTCAGGTCAAAATCTGGGGCGACGATATGTTCTACATCCAGCCCGCTTACCGTAGCAGGGCGCTCGCGCTGATCCAGTTCATCGAAGAATACTGCCGGTGCCACGGGATTGCGGAAATCATCCTAAACGGGCTGACAAGTGGCACGACCCCGGAATTGCTTGAATACATTGACTACACCCCTGTTTCGGTTCAGTATTCCAAGCGACTAGGACGCGCCGACAGCGCACATCGACCAATCGCTGTCATAGGAACCATCCACGATGGGAAAACCAAGCGCGCCGAAAACGCCTGATTACGTGGGCGCAGCCCAAGAGCAGGGTGCGGCGAACGTAGAAGCGGCCCGCTTGACGGGGGTAATGAACAACCCAAATGTCGTTAGCCCCTACGGGACGCAAACGACCGTTTGGAACGGCGACCAGCCCACGGTCACGCAAGAGTTCAGCCCTGAACAGCAGGGGTTGTACGACACCAACCTAATCACTCAGCAGAATTTAGGGCTGTTGGGCAACACTGGCTCGTCCGCGCTACAGGACGTGATCGGGAAGAATCTAGACTACTCGTCGGTCACGGCACAGCCTGGGAACTACGACGACACGCGCCAGAGCGTCATCGACGCCATGATGGGGCGCTACGACATCACCGCAGGCCAAAACGAGGAGCAAAAGAACGCTGACCTTGTGGCTCGCGGCATCGGCTCTGGCACCGAAGCCTACGGACGCGAAATGGACCGCATTGACCGTGCGCGCAACGACTACCGTGCAGTGGCAGAGCAGGCGGCAGGACCAGAAGTGTCAAGGGCGTTCAGTCAGGACAGCGAGTTGCGACGGCAGCAGATTGCCGAAATGCTCGCCGGTCGGCAGACGCCACTCAACGAAATTACCGCGCTCATGTCCGGCTCTCAGGTCAGCAACCCGTTCTCGCAAGCCTCGGTCTACAACGGCGGTTCGGCGGTGGCCCCTACGCCGGTCCTGCAAGGCACGCAGTTGCAGGGGCAAGCAGCGATGGACCAGTACAACGCGCAGGCGGGCATGTGGGGCAACGCGATGAGCGGCCTATTCGGCATGGGCGGTGCGTACCTTGGAAGGCCGGGGGGTTAACGCATGGCGAACCTGTACGAAAACATCCCCGAAATGCAGGCGCGGGCTGCCGCCAACGAGCAGCGCCGCAAGATCGCTGAGTCCTTGCTAGTACAGAGCCAG